CCATTCTTCTTAGCTTGATTGATAGCTGCTTCTCGATTAAAAATACCACGTTCACCAGAATGGCTATGATACAAGCTAGTCCATTCGTTTAGATACTGACCTACGTCTGGCTTAGTAATATAAACAGCAGAGTTGTTAGCTAATGCACGTTGTGGGTTCTGCTCCCACCATTGACCTGTCTTAGCATGACGCATCTTGTCATCCTCTAGGTCAGACAGTGAGATCATAGCTGACCTACGCACACCACCTACGACCACTACCTCAGCTACCTTGCACATAATGTCGTGACATTCTAGTGTGTTTAGCTTACGTCCTGCTGCACCCTGGAACTTACGGATAACAAACTCAAAGAGTTCATTGAGTGGTGCAGGTCCACTAGCTCTACCGCCAAAGGTCTTAAGTCTAGCACCAGCAGGTCTGATCTTTCTTAGATCCCACTTAGGTATCTCACCGGAGTACAACAAGGCTATGACTTGACGTAGTGCTTTAGCCCAACCTTCCTTACTATCCGATACAACAACGATAGAGTCAGACTTGAACATCTTCTCTGGTATCTCAGGCAGCTTGTCAACGTACTTATGCTCGACGCTAAAGCCTACACCAGTACCACATAGCAGGATATACATCGCCTCATCAAAGCATTTAGGATCATCAACAGGCAGATAGCTACAGTTGTAACCTGCCGTATTGTCCCTCTCAAGGGCTTTACCGGCTGTCATGATTGACCGCATGGACGGCACTATCTCTAAGTTTTTAATCGCTTCACGAAGCTCTGAGTCCGTCTCAACAGGCATTACGTGACCATGCTTAGACTCCAGATGATTCTTCATGTAGTCCATGTATCTATCTACTGTGTCAAACCAATCTTCTCTATGTCCAGTTGCTTCTACAAATCTACAGTAGCGAGACTTCGCTATGTATTGCTGGTAAAAATCCATCTATATTTCCTTTTTTAATAATTCATATTTATCTTCAACGATGTCCTCAAACCTATCAAGTATATCTTCTGATGTCAGGTCTAATAATTCTATTAGATCCAACTCATCAAACTGCATGAGCTTTTCTTTCAGTTCAGCAAGCGTCAGTGTGGTCACGTTCAGTCTCCAAGTCCTCGTTAGTCATGACAACTAACGCTGCATAACCGCCTATATCATGCCATGAATCGTTTAGATAGTAGTTACCGTTAAGTATCCTAGCCATCTTGTTAGCTATCATGTCTAAACTTTCACGAGCATAGTCAGGCATGGTGTAATAGTTAGGTGACTGTCGCATGATTTTCTTTATATCCTGACTGATCTGACTAACCACTTTGTACTGACCATACTGACTTTCTCGTGTTGATAGTGTCTCACTTATTTCCATACTTTTTCCTCAAATAATTTAAACTGATTGGCATCTCGTCAAAGCTACCGTTGTTAACTTCGTTAAGCATCCATACACCCGACCAGCTACCATTAGTTTGTGGGTTTAAATAGTCTTCATCATGTTGGTAACAGATACCTGCAAAAATACCTGTAATGCTAGAACCGTCAGCACGTTTACTAAAAGATATAGCGCGGTCCTGAACGTGTCCCATAATACAACTCATATGCTTCTTCTGTAATAATAAACCAGGATTACTAACTGGTCTACCCATAACGCCTGAAGTAAAGTAGTGGCTGTATGCAATATTATTTATGATTTTTACATCCAGAAAGTCTTGCACTTCCCAGCCGTACTGCTTCAAGTTAAAGTCATCATACCCTATTAAGCCTTCTAGTTTTCTATCAGACTCGATGGCTCTTTCAATTCTTTGTTCATGATTACCGATCAAGAAAATTAACTTAGGGTTCCATGTTTTCTTTCTGTTACGTCTTAGTCTATTGATCTCTTTGACGATAGGCTTCATCAATCTGTTCATTGCCAGATTACCTGCAGTGATATCGGATTGATACGTCCTACCCTCGAACGCTTTCTTTCCGACATCATAAACACTAAGGCTTGGCATATCCCAATGATCTCCGAGATGGACAATAACTTCTGGTTTCTTTTCTGCTGCGTATTTACCTACCCACTCTAAATGCTCAAACGAATGACCAGGTTTACACTGTGTATCAGGTATGACTAAGTGTCTCATGCTGCTCCTTTAGCAGTTGTATGAAGTATTCTGCATCGATAACTACCAGTGGTTTAGAATGATTCTGTTTGATTACAACAACAGGTTCTCTATCTTCTGGGCAGTTGTCGGCAGCTTGAGAATAAAAGGCATATACAGCGAGAGAGCTTCTTGACTTACACTCTACTGATATGCCTAATGTATCCCCTGCTTCCTGAGAAAACAGTATGTCTTCCCCACCTGCTCCCATACTGGTTGATCTTACATCGGACCTGGAAAAGTCGAACCTGTCCAGAATTTTGTCTCTGAACCATTGTTGGAGTTTTCTTCCTTTGGCTTTTGCGCTTTGGGTTTTGATTGTTTTCTCCCTATGTCTAAGAATTTATTGAGACGAACTCTCTTCATCTTAGTAATCCAACCTTTAGGTATGTGCAGCCTTGAATTAGATTGTTCGTTTGATAGAGCAGCAGCAATACAAATAGCTGAGTCATCTTCTGATACAACAAATCCCATACTCAATACAGGATGTATGTTAGGTTTAACATCATCTTCCCAACCACAGTCAGACAAAGCATCCCACCATTCTATATAGACTATCTCTGGGAAATCTTTGGTATCCAAATCTCCCCAGCTTTTCTTCGTATCCATAGTAATTGTGCTCTTTCAGTTAGTAACTCAAGGTTATCCTCATACGCTTCTAAAACCGTAGCGAATAATTGTCTCTCGTTATGACAATCCTTCAATATCTTTCCAGCTTTCACGGGACCAATACCCTGCAATCCAGGAATGTTATCGACCCGATCACCTGTTAAGATTTGAAGATAAAAGTTTTTGATGGCTTCCTTCTCAGTAATGTAGTAAAGATTATCCTTGACAAAGTTATAGTGCCATCCCCGTAACATATCAAGGTCTTTATCTAACGACATGATGCAAAAGGATCCTGCCTTCATAGTGTAGGCAGCAATACCAATTGCATCATCCGCTTCTTCACCTTCAGATAACTCGAATCCCCATCTTTCCATGAGGTACTGACGCAAGGCTTCGTAGTGATTAGGCTTTCTAGCGTCACTACGATTCCCTTTGTACTCTTTCTCGTTAGCTATGTTGTACCGGAAGTTGGTCCTGCCGGTGACGTAACCAGAGAAGTCATCTACGTAATCGAAGCGTAAAAGATTAGTAACATAATTACCCATCCGACTAATAGCAAACTTCTCATCATCATCGTCACTAGCAAAACCAATTCGGTACACCAGGATATCACCGTCTATCAGTGCAGTTGCATTATTGAGAGACGGTCTACCCATTATACTGCTTCTACTTCATCCATAACATCGGCAACACCAGCACCGTGATATTCGATAAGGTTTGTAACAACGACATGACCTCTAATCCCTGCTGACACGCCCTTCTTACCTTTATAGTTATAGGTATAAGGATCAATGATAGCGATACAATCAGAGCCATTACCGATCTTACCTGTAATCTCATTACCTTGAGAGTCAACCATCTTAATCGGATAGTTACTCTTACACGTTACATGAAACTGCTGATCGTCTTTATGCTTGACATCGAGCATCGCTTCATCCTGTAACTTCGCTACTGCCTGTTCGGATAGTTGACCAATGTCCACACCGTACCTACCATCATCGTAAGCCTCGTTGTGGCGTGACCAAAATACCTGACCTTTTACTTTTACTGGTTTCATTTAATTTCCTTTAGTTAATGTGTTGCTGCCCAGTTTAGTCCTACTTTGAATTCCCCGTCCAAAGGGCAGCGTAAGTTTAGACGGATCCCTGCTTGACGGATGGATTGTACTGCAAAGTGTCCAACCGTTTCTGCATCCTGTTCAGTTGTTTCTATCTGCCATTCATCATGCACATTCGCAACGAAAAGGGCATTTATTTTAGCATGTATTATCTTTCTGTTCAACATAATTAACGCTTGCTTCATAACTATTGCACCTGCACCCTGCAGTAAAGTGTTCAGTGCAGCGTGTTGTGACCGGACAATCAACCTACGACCATCCAATGCAGGTAGCCATTCCTTCTCAGCTAACCGGCTCACCTTGTCCTTCAACTTCTGCAAGGCTGGCGTGTTCTTTAAGAAGCTATCGATCAACCGCTTACCTTCCTGTTCACCACCGCCAACAATCTGACCGATCTTAGCAGGACCAGCACCATAGAGAAACGCATAGATAAACGTCTTGGCTTGGTCCCTGTTGGTCAGCCCTGCTGCTTGCATATTAGCTGTATGGATATCACCTTCGAGTATCTCTTTCGTGTAGTTCCTATCGTCCATATAGTGTGCAAGCATCCTGAGTTCTAAGCCTGACGCATCAGCACCCAGTAGTACATTACCGTCCTCTACCGTCCACACAGATCTACACTCCTCGCCATACTCGCTACCGAGACGCGGTACTTGGGCTATATTGGGTTTAGAATGGCTCATTCGTCCCGTGATCGTTCCGAGACTTCTGACCTTAGAGTGTACCCGTCCCCTTTCAGATACATTTTCAACCCACGTCTTAACTTGAGCCACCCGTTTCTGAAGTAATAAATATCGTAGAATAGGTTTAGCTTGAGGGATTTTAACAGTTTGTAATACTTTCTCATCGACAATCACGCTCCCTTTTTCAGTATGTTTTCTTGGTTTCCATCCGAGACTCATCAACCGTTCCGCTATTTGCTTGCGGGAACCTGGGTTGAATACCTCTACTTTATCCTTCAATCGCTTACCTGTCTTGTCGCTATATCGCTCAGTCGTAATCGGTTGAAAGACCTGCTGCAGTTCTTCTTCAATATCCATAAGGCTTTGCTGCCAGTTAGCAAGCATCGACATACACTTCGGTACATCTAGTTTAAATCCGTTTTCTTCCTGCTTTTTAACGACCATAGCGACCTCATGCTCAAGATCAACTGACTGACCCCAGTCCAGTAAACTAGAATCAAGATGCGTGAATAGTGCATGAGTGATCTCAACGTCTTGTATACAGTAGTCAACCATGTCTTCAGATAAGCCACCATCGAAGTCACTGAAGTCCCCTTTTTTTAGCCCTAGTCTCACGCCCCATGAATCGAGAGAGTGTCCTTTTTCTAGGACTGGGTTGAACAACCTTGACATTATCAACGTATCTTTTAACGGGTTCGAGTCCGTATTCAAATTCCACAGCTTCTTCAATACTGGTAAGTCGAAGCTGATTATGTTGTGACCAATCAACAGGTCTTGATCCTCGATGTATTGGCGTAAGCCGTTTGCTGCTTTCCATACCTTAACCTCCCCTGAGTCTATATCCTTAGTGACCGCGCACCATATCTCGGTGGCATCTAAACCGTCAGTCTCAATGTCAATCGCTAGTCTTTTCATAGAGCGTCCTCGTCATGTTTTTCAATCATCCTACCAGTTTGTTTATTGTACAGCAACCGACAGGCGGGACCAGTAAGACCACTGAATCTATTCTTCAGGACACGAACGCGGGTAGTGTGTCTTTCTTCTTCGTCCTCATGCTGTCCGTTACGCTCAAGACCTATAACAATATCCGCTACATTACCCTGAGCCGATGACCCTTTAAGATGAGCCAGACTGGTTAACGCTCCTTCCTCGTGACCCTTACCTTCAGGTCTTTTAAGGTGCGAGACAAC